CTATTTTACGATGTCGCAGAAGTACGTGGCGCGTGCGTGCACGTTGTCCGCGGTGACATCGATCGTGCGATATCCAGCCGTATGGTTGGAATTCCAAAGCGCGTCGTCGTTCGGCTCGTAGAAGCTCTTGCGTCTCCAGCTGAAAGCCGAGTCGGGCATGGATGCGGTCACCTCCTCTCCGTTGAGCAGCACCCTCGCGCGCAACGTGGTGTTCATCGCCTCTCCGGGTTTGAACACATCCCCGTTGGATGACTCGACCACCGTCACGTAGGCCTCCCCCTGCTCCCCCTGGTCACCCTTGCGGGGCCGTCCCATCGCGTTCTCCGCGATGTCGATCCGCTCGACCGATTCGGTGTAGCCGATGCCGGACACCCCCTCGGCCGTGTAGCGGGTTATCCCGGTGGCCTCATCGGTCTCGCGGCTCAGCACCCGCATGAAGGCGTCCAGGCTGCTCACCGCCGTCTCCGTTATCCGAAGCAGCGTGCCGGGCTCGATCACGATGCGGGAGCCGAACGAGTAGGACTGCTTTCCCACCGTCTGGCGGCTCGCCAGGATCCTCGCCAGGCGCAGCGCGCTGCCCGCGTCCCCGATGACCTTCGCGGTGTAGGTCCTCGGCCTGGCCCCCGCCACCACCTGCTGGCTGTAGGACCTTCCCCGGTACCAGATGTCGGCCACCACCGAGAACGCGGTGACGGTCTGCGCGGACGCGGAGGTGGACCGGATGTACGCCGAGCAGTCGTCGGCTCCGAAGTCGGCGTGGACCGATACCTGAAGCGACTCCGGGCTGAACGCCACCCGGGCGTTTTGACACGCGAGCAGCGTCCCGCCGTCGGAATGCTCCGAGATGTCGTACGGAAGCCGGTATCCCGCGGCATCCGCCCCGGAGGGGAATATCCCACCGGCTGCGAGCGGGGAGCCGCCATCCGGCATCTCGGTGGCGTACACGGCCGCCCCGCCACGGAAGAGCACCGGCCGCCATCTGACCACCGTGCCCTTCTGCGAGCTGTCGGACCGCGTGAGCGAGAGCTCGGTGAGCAGGTCCCCGGTGCCGATGCTCAGCTGCGGCACGATCGTCTCGGGCGAGATGTCGATGATCTCGAACCTGCCGTCGGCCGTGGCGCGGTAGGTCAGGCCGTATTCATACAGGGCCTCCTGCAGCCGGTCGGACACATAGTCCCCGTTGTCCAGCGAGTAGAACGGGATGCTCTCGGACCGGTCGAAACCCACCAGCACGTCCGAGGCGGCGATGCCTGCCTCGCCGAAAAGCCTGTGGATCAGCGACGTCCCGGGTGAGGCGCGGTCGATCAGTGTCAGGCCGGTCCACCGCACGGTGTCGAACACGTACCGCTCCAGCGTCGCCGACATGTCCAGCACCGACAGCGACAGCGGGTCCATGCGCTTCAGCGTCACCCGGCTGGTGGCGTACGGCCGCACGATCCCGCGCATGACGCTCACACCGTCCCTGAGGAGCCTGGCGGGGACATCGCCCTCGGCGAGCATCAGGCGCGCCGACAGCCCTATCGCATGGTGGACCTTCAGCTCCACCGTCTGGATCTCGTGGCTGCCGTCACGGCCGATGCACACGCGCGGCACGTAGCCGTCCGCGAGCAATATCCGGTCGGAGAAGTCCTCCCAGCCGGAGCCGAAATCGAGCAGTAGCGTGTAGGTGGAGCCCCCCATCAGCGCCCTCCCCACGCGGGAAGCCGCCCGGTGCGCTGCGCCATCGAGATGCCCTCGTACACCGCGTCGGTCAGGTCCCGCCCCGTGTACGTCGGCGCGTTGACGTTGATGACCAGCGTGCTCTCATGGGTGCCAGCGCCGGTGAACCCCATGCTCTCGGCCCTGGACAGCGGCAGCACCATCTCGGGCTCGCCACCCTCGCCGATGATCGCCGAGGTCGGTTTGTACGCGATGCCGCCAGCGGCCAGCGCGGTGGCCGGGGTGTACTGCTGGCTCGAGATCACGCCGATCTGCGCGGCCGTCACCCCCGCGATCACCGCGGCGGCGATCGTGCCGCCGATGGGCCCGAGCGTGGCGTAGCCCTGCAGCACGGCCTGGGCCCCCAGTATGAGGGCCTGGGCGATGCTCTGGCGCTTGGTGTTCTCGAAGGCCGTCTTGGACACCGCGTTCTGGATGTCCGCCTTCTGCTTCTCCAGTGCCGCCACCCGGGATGCGGATGCCTCCTCGGAGGCCGTCTTCTCGTCGTCGAGGGCCTGCTGGGCGGCGATGTAGTCGCCGTATTCGATGAGGCCCCAGGCGTACCTGTCGGCCAGCGCCTGGCCGCGCTTGTCGTACTGGCTCTGCACGGCCTTGGTCTGCTTCTCCTGGAGCTTCTTCTCCGCGGCGATCTGCCTCTCCAGAATCCCCACCTGGGCCTTGGCCGCGTCCGCCTGCGCCTTCACCATCGTCTCGTAGAACGAGATGCCGAGATCAGCCATCGCGCCGAAGTTGTCCTGGAGGAACGATGTCACCGACGCCACCGCGTCCTGGGCCTCGATGGCCCACTTCTTGATACCCGTGGTGGGGATCCTGGCCTCGAAGGCGGCCTCCAGCTGCTCGCGTATCGTGGGGAGAACCTCCCCGACCGCGCCAGGGATGGCGTTGATCCCGGCCTGCAGCCCCGTGATGATGAGCCCCAGGCTCTCCCGCTGGGCGTCGGTGAGGTCGGCCTGCCGCTGGTAGGCGGTGGCGATGTCGAGCGCGGCGAGCAGCCTCTGCCGCTCCTGATCGGCGGTCTCCCGCGCGTACGAGGCGTTCTTTTCGAGAAAAGCTTCCACCCCGGATGGCGCCTCAGGGGCGGCCGGTTCCTCGAATCCCGCCAGTGATTCCTTCAGTCCGGTGACGATCCGCGCCATGCCCTGGCGCTGCTCCTCGGTGAGGGTGTTCTGCAGCAGATAGGCCTCGGCCGTGGCCAGCGCGAGCGCAAGCCGCTCCTGCTCCTGCTCCTTCGTCTCGCGTGCGTAGGTCGCGTTCGCGGCCAGAAATGTCTCCATGTCGGTCTGCCCGTCACGCAGCTTGTAGTCAAGAGCCAGCTGCTCGTCTATGAGCGTGTTCGACCGCTCGTACATCGCCAGAAGGTCCCTGCTGTGGCTGACCTTCGCCATCGCCTCCACGTTGGAGGCCTTCAGCGCCTCCAGCTCGGCGATGCGGTTCTCGAGTATCATGCGCTGGTATCCCGCGGTCTGCGTGACCAAAGCGAGCGCCTTGTCCTGGGCGTCGAGCGCGGCCTTGTTCAGCCCGTCGCCAGCGGCCAGGGTGGGGGATACTCCGGGAATCGCACCTGCGGCCCTCGCGGCCAGCTTCTCCTCGGCCGGGGTGAGCGGCTGCTCCAGGCGCTGCTTGGCCATGGCCGACATGTACGCCTGCCCGTAGGCGGTGGCCGCAGCGTACCCGGCCTCCCTGGCCCGCGCGTTCAGCTCGGCCACCATGGCGTCGTAGGCCTTCACCTCCGCCTCCATGCCGGGAAGCCAGGCGGGCACCGAGCCCATGTAGCCGACCCCGGGCATCGATGTGGCGATCTTTTTCCGCAGTCCCTCCACCTCGGCGCGGCGGTCCTCGCCCGTGTGGGCCATCAGGTCGGCGGTGCTCATGTCCTTGGGGCTCGTCACCCCGGACCTCTGGTTGGCCTCCGCTATCCTGTCGTTCACCTCGCCGAGCTTTCTCAGCAGCCAGTCCATGGCGGGCGCCATGCCGTCGACTATCGAGGCCCCGAGGCCCTCCTTGATATCCCCGATGGTGTTCTTGATCTGCTGGATCTTGTTCACGTCGATCTGGCCCTGGGCCCGCGCGAGGCCGCCGTAGGTCCTCGTCAGCTCCTCCAGGATCACCTTCTGGGCCCCCGCGGCATCGCCCTGGGCGGTCAGGCGCTTGATCGTCTCCTGCTGCACCGGGTTGAAGGTGACCATGCTCTCCTTGAGCAGGGTGATCCCTTGCACAGGATCCTCCAGGGCGCGCGCGAGCTTCTTGGCGTTGGTGTGAACATCGGTGCCCAGCGCGACGGCCATGTCCAGGGCCGCCTCGGTGGCCACCGGCATGATGTCCTTGCCGATCTTGCCCGTCTGCACCATCATCTGCTGGATGGTGAGGATGGCCTCGTCGCCAAAGGTGGTGACGGCCTGCAGGGCTCCCGCGTAGTCCTTGAGGTCGCCCACGGTGTAGACCGACTCCTGGCCGGTGGCCCGGATGGCGGCGGCGAGCGACGCCTCGGCCTGCGCCTGGACGGCGTGCAGCGCGACCATCTCCCTCGCGCTCGATATGACCATCCCGATGGACAGGCTCACCCCGGCCGCGGCGAGCCCGGCCTTGATGAGGTTCGCGGCCATCGACTGGGCGGTCTGGGGCACCTTGGTCTTCTCCAGGCCGTCGGCCTCGGTCTTCACCTTCTTCACACCGGAGGCGGCCTTGGCCGTGGCGTCGCCGCCAAGCTCCCTGACCTCGTCGTTCAGCCTGTCGACGCCGCTGGCTGCCTCGGTTGCTTTCACATCGAGGTTGTCGACTTCCGCGATCACCTTCTTGATGCCGCTCACGGCCTCGCCGGTGTCGCTGCTGATCTTGACTCTCAGGTCCTTGGCCATCTCACATCATCCTCGGGTGGTATATGCGGTCCAGCGGCTCCAGAATTTTCACGACCTGGGAGAGCCTGGCCGGTATGGCGGCCCACCCACCCTGGTACGGCCACCCCATGATCTTGAATTCCCAGAAGAACTGAAGCGCGCTCTCGCACAGCTCATCCTCCGCAAGGATGCCGGGAATGTCGTCGAGACGGACCTCGATGCCGCTTTTCAGCACCGCGGTGCGCTCCGGATCCCCGTACACCCGCTTGAAGTCCGCCGTGTACCCCTCCGCGAGGAGGCTGTAGTGGCGCGCTATTTTTTTTTACCCTCGTAGGAGATGCTGCTCTCGTCCAGGATGTGGCTGGCAACCTCGTAGTACAGCGGATAGGTGCCTGCGATGCCCGGGACCTCCGCGACCTTGGGCGCCGCGTCCTTCCCGTCGATCTCGAAGGCCACGTTGCCCAGGACGTCCACCTGCTCGCGCCAGATGCGCGCCCAGGAGCTTTTTCCGTACACCCCGGCCAAAATCGCCTCGATCTGCTCGCCGGTGAGCAGCCGGTACTCCACGAACGGCCTGTCGGCGTCGGCCTGATCGGAGCTGTCGAGGCACTTCGGCTCGTATCTCCCCTTGGTCGCGATCGTGATCCTCATCTGGTCTCCTTATGGAAAAGACATCGGGGCCGTGCGGCCCCGGTGGTCATGCCCCTGGCGCGCCTTCGGCGGGAGCCCCGTCGAACGTGAAGTTCGCGCTCCAGGTCGCCTTTCCCGCCGCGGGGGTGCTCATGTTGAAACTGGTGAACACCGCCGAGCCCGTGTACTCCTTCGTCGCGGACTGCACCAGGTGCAGGTCCCCACGCACCTCGTCCTCGCCCAGCCAGCTGGTGACCAGCGCGGCGCGCGCGGTGTCGGCCGCCGCGATCGAGCCGCCGATGCTTCCCGTGGCCCCCTTCTTTCCGCCCTGAGCCCCCGGCCAGTCGGTCCCGAGCTTGAGCACCTCCAGGGCCTCCTGGGAGAGGTCAAGCGACCAGGTGTCGCAATACAGCACCTCGGCGGTCCCGATCTTCACCGCCCCGTCCTTTCCCGTCAATACAGTCGTGTTCGCCATTCAATCCTTCCTTGTATTCAATCCTCAAGCCTCTGGAGGACCGTCTCCTTGATCTTCTTCCCGTCGCGCCTGACCACAACGGGAACCATCACACCGCCGCATTTCGGGCACAGCCGGGGGGTCTTGAACTCCTCGATCCTGTGCCCGCATTTCGTGCACCTCACCATGCTCAGCTCCTCCACGCGATGACGTCGATGTCGATGTCCATCTCCACGAACAGAAAGAACAGGCCGTTGCGGGTGGCATCGCGCGCTTTTGAGAACGTGGCGGTCTTCACCTCAGCGATGTTTCCGCCGAAATGCGGTTCGTCCCGCAGCACCCCGTCGATGACAGCCTGGTACCTGCACAGCCTGGCGTAGCCGATATCCGGATCCTCGCAGGTGAACACCACCGCGATATCCGTCTCCATGGTCTCAAACGCATCGCCGTCCCCGCTCCTGTAATCCTTATCGCTCTTGATAAGGAACGCGGGATGCGCATGCAGCCCACCCACCACATCCCGGTACCCGATGTCCCATTCCTGGATCTGAGGTAGATCGATATCCGTCTGCCCGCCTATCCTGGACGGAAGGGCCTCTTGGAAAAACTGCAGCAGCGAGGCGAGAACCTCATAGGTGTCGAAATGCCCAATCACATCACCTCCAGCCTGCGGCCCATCCGCTCGAGATTCTCCTCAACCAGCCTCATGTAGTTGTCACCGGTGGCATAATTCCTAGATCCCCGGGTCAAAAAATCCCTGCGGGTGCCTTTCCACCGGTACAGATAGTTCAGATGCCCTTTCACTCCGACACCGAAATCAACGAACCACCCGCGCTCTCCTTTTGCAGCCTGGTAGGCCCTGGTGCTGCCATGCGTCTCTCCGGTGATCTGGCCAAGCGGGTCCCCGGTGAGAAAACCGCTCCGTATGTACGCGGCCATGTCATGCGCGACGTCCCCCATGGAGTAGGACATGATCTTCGGAAGCGCGTCACCGAACCGGTTCATGCGTTCCAACAGCTGGCCGTCGATCTCTATGCGCAGGACATTGTGACGTTGACGGGGTTTTCGCTTAACGCTCATCTGACCATCCCCCTCCGGTATTGGCTAAGCAGCAGCCTGGCGAAATCAGTCGGCGCGGTCGTCTCCAGCGTCTCGGTCCCGCCCTCGGGCATCGTCCGGCTCGACACCCCGGACGAGGTCCCGGCCAGCCGTCGCTTCATCATCTGCATGGTGTCCACGCATGCGGCCTCGATATCTTCAGGAACATTGGCATATCCAGCCTCGTACACCACCCGCACGCAATCAGCCATGTCGGGCAGTACGATTCCATACAGGGTGACGATACCGGTCGACGGATCGACCCGGTACGACCCCGGCTCCAAAGCGGTATTGAAAACCCTGGACCTGTCCACCGACAGGGAGACGATCGAGACCACGGGAGCCTCGTCTAGAACAAGGCGGTCGTGGCCGTTCCCGTCGATGTACTGCGTGACCGTCCTGAGGTGGATGTCCCGGCCGAGAAACCCTAGGCAAGCCCTGGAAGCGGCGCTGATCAGCACGGCATAGGCGGCCTCGATCTTCGAGCCTGCCGGGATATCAAGTCCATACGCGCTTCTGAGCCGCTCCAAGGTGACAAGATCGGTCTGGGACATCCTTCAATCCTCCTACGCCGCGGCCATCTTGAGGATCTTGAACGCATCGGCGAGCAGGACATTGCCGTCCACACGCTCGGTGGCCTTGATCCCCTTCTGGTCGGTCTCGGCGTACAATTCGTTCAGAACGCTCACCTTCAGACCCTGGCGGTCGACGATCTGATAGAAATTCAGGTTCGCCGCGATCACAGCCCGCTTCCCAGCGGCAGCTGCATCCACATCGCCGAGTGTGACGATCGGCAGATCCTCGATCTGCTTCAGCTCGGCCTGGGGCGGGAAGTAGTACTGCCCGTTCTCGTCCTTCAGCAGCGACACCTGCAGCTTGGTCGCCGAGTTCATGATCAGCACAGACCCGTCCTTGTAATCCCCCAGAGCCGCGATCAGTGTCTTGATCTCATCAAGAGTGATGACAGTCGCCGACAGCGCTGTCACCGCGTTGGCTGCCACCGCCGTAAGGATTCCGGTGATATGGTTCGCACCCTTGCCGGTGCCCTTGATGATCTCGGTATCCTCTTTCTTGGCGAAAGCCCTGGCCACGTTGTCGGTCAGCCAACCGAGCGCGTCCACAGCCACATCGGAGAGGAACTCCTCGGAGACCTTGACCAGCACACCCAGCTTGTAGGCCGAGAAAGTGACCATATCCAGAGAGGGTTCGTCCTCAGGAATAGGCTGGGCCTCCCCGACGTATTCAGCAACGACCTGGTCAGCGTCCACAGCGATGGTGAAATCACCCGCCAGAGACATCCTCCGGCAGCGGCCGCGCAGCTTTCCATAGCTCTCGCGCTTGAGCAGGATGCTCGAGGCGACGGTGGAGGGAACGATACCTGTGTAGGTGGATCCCACCGCGACGGCTTCCTTGATCTTGGTGATGAAGTTCTTCGCCTCGTCATCGATTTTCCCGGAACTCTCCTCGAGCTCCCTTCTGGCACCTTCATCAAGCGAGCCTTCGCCTGCTGTGCGCTGGGCCTCGGTGATCGCATACTCGACCTGCTGGATCTCCTTGACCTTTGTTTCGTATGCCTTCACATCCTCATCCTTGAAGGATTCGGTCATGATCTTGAACAGTCCGGCCCGTTCCTTCCGAAGAGCCGCCAGTTTCTCCAACAATGCCTTCAAATCCATGTTAGTTCTCCTTGTTTTCCAGCGCCTCAAGGCGCTTGTATAATTCGACACGTTCAACGATCTCCTTGGACGGCTCCTCGGTTTCCTCCGGCAACGGTTCGCCGGATTCCTGATCATCCTCAACGCTCTCGTTCTTCGCTTTATCACCCCCAGGGGTGGCATAGGTCTCGTTCGCAGGGTCCACGACGAAATCCAGATACCGCACCAGCTCGTAGGTGGTGGAATTCACCACCCCGTCCTTGTCGGTCTCACCGTACCCGACGCAGGAAACCCCGATACCGACCCCGCTCTTGTGGATCGCCTCGAGCTTGGCGCTATATCCAGGATCCACCATGAAGATGTCCACCCACAGCTGATCCCCTTCGATGCGGGGATTCTTAGAGACAGCCTTGACATCTGAATACGCCTTCCCGTAATCGTTCCCATGGGAATCGTAGGATATCGTGGCCTTGTTCTCAGCCACGATCCGCTTCGCCAGCTCATCGGTATATACCCGCCCGTTCAGATTCAGCTTGCCGATGTTCCAGACCGGCGAGGTCCATGCGCTCACCGCGCCGGATTCCTCGGCAAGCCGCTCATCAGGCAGCCGTCTCATGGTCGTGGCCACCGCATGTTCCCGCAGCAGCATCAGTTTCCCTTTCCCTGGCATGTTCACCTCACTTACCCGGTGCAACCGAGCATTCGCATCCGCCATGGAACGGTGGATGCTTCATCGACCTGCTGATGTGCAGCACGTTTCCCTCACCGTCCCCGATATCATCACCCTTGGCCAGGATTGTCCCGTTGACCTCCACGACCTTTCCGTCCAGCTGCTTGCAGAACTCGCACGCCGTGCTGGCGGCCACCACATGCATGTACGACACTCCCATCGCTCCGTAGAGGTACACCGTCAATGCATTCGAGGATCTGTTGGATTCCTCGGCGGACTCCCTCGCGGGAATATCCGCAAGCCAGGACTGCGTCATGGATTCGACCGCATCCGGCACCTGGTCATCCGGCAACCCGGCTATGGTCTTCTCAAGGGACTGCTGCCTGCTCACCGCGTGCCGGTCGGCGCATCCATACCCATAGGATTTGACAAACCTGTCGAACGCATCCTGGTCGATATCCCCCCCGGTCCTCACCTGTCGCGCCACGATCGGCTGGATCCGCTTCGCGATATCGCCGAAAGCGGCGACATACTGGTCGCCGAAGTCATGGGCCACTTTCTCCGTCGCCATCCTGAACTTCTCCAGGATGTCGGCCGGTCCGGCGTTCGAGGCGAGCAATGCCTGCAGCGAGTCGATCTCCTGCTTCAATTGCCGTCTGACCAGACGCTCGATAGCCTTCCGCTGCGATGCCGCCACGGCGGCGCGCTCGGCCATGTAGGAGAGATCCTCCAACCGGGACACGCTCTCGCGCATGCGTCTGGCGTCGAAGCGCTCCTTCTCCTCCTTGGCGGAAATGGCCTGGTAGGTGTAGGGATTGTACGTCGCGGCGATGGACCGGGGCACATAGTTCATGGGAACCATGTACAGATCGCCGTGGGGTATGGGATCCATGTCCTCAAGCGACCGGACGTCATTGGCGCACATCCATCCGTCGGACAAGGCGTTGTGGTAGTACAGGCTGCGTGTGTTCGCGTCTCCGCGCATCAGGCCGTTGAGGTTCAGCTTCACATACTGGCTGTGGTCCGTACCGAACAAGGCCAGATCCATCCCGTTCTGCCAGGACACCGCCCGAGGGAGTATCGCGTACTGCACCAGGTCGATACCCCGCTGCTCCGCGTTCGCATACGTCTCACGCGTGGAGCCACCCGCGAACGCCTCAGGTACGCCGAAACGCCGCGCCACCTCCGCGACCGTCCACTTCTGGGCCTCGATGAACTCAGCCTGGCGGGAGTTGACCGCTATGGGGGTGTAGTCGTAGTTGTCATTGAGCACGGCGATCTTGTACGCGTTCTCGCTTCCGGAGAATCCGGACATGAAGCTCGCGCGGACCTCGTCCTTCTGATCCTTGGTGGTGTTCTTCGGGACCTTCACGATCCCCCCGAGCATGGTGCCCCGCCTGAAGTAGTTGGCCTGGATCAGCTTGGCCGACTCGGCGGTCGACAGGTCTTTTTTCGCATAGTGCAGTGGAGACATCGGGATGATCCCGTTTGTGGTGACGTTCATGAGCACCAGCATGTCCTTCCGCTCTATCACCTCGGCGGTGGTCGAATACACATAGGCGAGACGGCCGTCCTTAGCTGTCGGAGTCACCAGGGTCGACGCGATCGGATACAGCGCCATGGGATGCCCGGTAAGGGAGCGGCCGATCTTCGCGTACGCCACGCCGTGCAGCTCATAATTGAACGACATCGTGAAGAAGAAAGAGTAGGCGTCCATATAGGGGCATGGATTCCGAAGCAGGATGGCCTGAGGTGTGTCCCGCACCACTTTCCGCGAGCCATCATCCAGGCGGCGGTACGCGTGGATCGGAAGGCTTCCGAACGTCCGCCCCAGGTTCATCACGCAGACCCAGAACGACGAATTCTCCAGCGAGCGGTCGGCCGAGAACGACATGAGGTCCGTCCAGGTGAATGGACGTGACCCTACGGAGATCGAATCCTTGATCCTTCTGAAGACGCTCCCTATACCCATGCCGATATTTTAGGGCATCGGTGGGGCCCGGGCCACTTCACGTGCTCCCGTCGGGTGGTAGTCCATGGTCGTTTTGGGAAATCGGGAGGGTGGATATCGCGGATCCCATGCGTACGTACGCGCTTTAGAAGAAAAGCACCGCCTCAGCCACATCCTCGACAGCCGTACCTTGAGCAGCGCAGGATTAGGTCCTTCTTATTGTCCTGAGTTTTTTTCCCAATCAATGCAATTCTTATTAACCGGATTATCAAGAATCACCACTAAATCTCTTGACATAATTCATAGCCTTTTGTAAATTACATGTATGTACGTATGTACGTAAGATGAGTCGTATTTGATAAGGAGTTATTCATGGGGTACATAACACCAGGACTTGTTCAGTCACCTAGAGGAAGAATATCTGATTTGACAATCATCCACGATGACGGTGAGACAAGTTGGTCATTAGCGAAAATGACTTGGGATGGAAAGGAAAACAGATATGCAATGAGATGGAATGGAAGTGATGATGATCATGGGATTGGGAATCCTCAATCAAGAGGTGTTCCAACGTGGTTCATTCTACCAGATAATATCGGAGCTCTTATTGAAAAGAGTCTCAATATCTTAAAATAACAATTCAAATCAATATACCAAGGATTCAAATTCTGGATCCTTGGTAGTATCATAAAAATTGATAACGATTATATACCTAGAAAAATAAAAGCGCCTCGGCCACATCCTCGACAGCCTCGCCGCACTGCCGTCTGGCCAGGTCGTAGCTCATGATGCCCGCGATCACAAGGTCGACGCGCTTCTGCGACCTGCCGTGGTTGGGCTTGCGGATCTTCGTGTTCCCGTTTGTATCCGTCTCCGCTTCGGCGCAGTCCATCATCCAGGTCATCACAGGATTGCCGCCTCCGGTGAGCGATCCCACCAGGTACGCCTCCTGGAACTGGTCGGTCGGCAGGGACATGTTCTTCATCGCCTGGCTGTACGTCGACGCCAGATCGCCGAACCAAGGTCCGAGCTTCGCCTCCATGATCTCCAGCTTCCATGAGTCGCAGGCCATCTCCGGAATATCATAGACCGCCATGCAGCTTCTGATATGCGCCCCCACCATCACATAGTCGACTACCGGTCCCGGTGTGGGGATCACATGGCCGTCGCGTATCCAATCCCGCAGCGGTTGCCTCAGCTGCCGGGTGAGCGCGACAACGCGGTCCTCAGGTATGAACGCCCAGTACACCTGCTTCCATTGCTCCCCGGGCGATACGGGAGGGAAGGTGAGCACGAACGCCGTGAAGTCGCTCGAGCTGGAAAGGTCCAGGCCGCCATAGGCGATGCGGCCTTTCAGCCCGTCGATGTCGAAAGGCACGCAGCACCTGTCGAGCCATGCGTCCATGTTGGCCCACCGCGACGATCCCAGCGTCCATTTGTTCAGGTTCTTGATCCGGAAATCCACCATGTCCGCCTCGGTAAGGCGGCACTTGTCATAGCGGTCCCTGAACGTATCAGGATCCACAGCGCCCGGCACCCCGTAGTTGGGGTTCGCCTTTTCCCAAGTGATCGGATCATCGTCCCGGTCTCCTTCGTCGGGCTCGTAGATGCTGATCCAGTACCGGTCCGATTCCTCCACCCCACACAATATCTGACGGCACTTCTCGTATTCCTGATGGCATACGCCGCCTATCTCGATCCCGGCCGTGGTGATGATGAGCATGAGCGCGGTCGGGTCCGCGACACGTCCGGAGTCGATCGAGTTGTACAGGCTCTTGTCCTTGTGCTGGTGATACTCATCCAGCAGCAATCCATGAGGCAGCTTGCCGTCTTTCGGATTCGCGCTGATGCCCTTCACGAATGCTCCGTCCATGTCGATCTGCTTGTTGTTCTTGGTATCGGAGACGACCGCCTTCGATCCGTACCACCCAAACTTCAGCATGTTCGCCGCAGCGGTGAAGGACTCCTGCACCTGTTCCAGGGACGATGCGGCTATGTACACGCGCGCACCCCGGTAGTCGTCTCCGAACGCCAGGTAGTTTGCGACCCCACCTCCGATGGTGCTCTTGCCGTTCTTGCGGGCGACCTGCCAGTAGCCTGTGGTGAACCTCCGTATTCCAAGGTTCTTCACAGACACCCAGCCGAAAAGCGTCGCGATATCGAACACCTGCCAGGGTTCGAGTTTCAGGGCTGATTCAGCGACGCTTCCAGAGGGAAACCGGAGGTTCGACTGCATCCAGCACAGCACCTTGTGGGCGGCCTTCCAATTGAAGGTCCAGTCCCAGCCGTCCCGGGCCCTCTCCAGGTCGGAGATGTGGCGCTCCACCTTCTTGATCTCCGCGAGACCTGCCCGTCTGGTCCCTCCCAGAATAGAGGCGACATAGCTGTCGAACAGCTCACGCTGACGAGCTTCCATCTTGCGGCGCAACTCAGCGGACACACGCTTTCCGCTCATAGACCGAGCTCATCCTCCAGGGGGTCCTTCGTGTTTTCCTCGGATCGTTCCTTGTCGGTCAGCTTCATGATACGTCGGGCCGCAGGTGTGGCTCCGAACAGCCTCAGGACCTTGGTGTACTGGTCGAAAGCCTTGTTCATCGTCGTCAATTCGCCCTGTTTCTGGCTGTTTCCACCACGTTCATCGATGTATTGCGCCATGGTCCTGGTGCCGTTCAGCGTGATGGCGTCGTACATGTCCCGGTAGATACCATAGTTCAGGCATGCCCCCTCGAGCACGTTCAGGTCGAGTGTCGTCACGAGCTTATCCTCAACCAGTATCTTGAGTAACCTGGTCCATTCCACCCTGGCGTTCTCAGCGAAATACTCGGGAGCGCGGGGTATCTTGGCCAGCAGCCCGGCCTTATGTTTCCTCGCCATCGGCGCATACCCCCTTATGTTTTTCCCCGTGTGTGTTGATTGTCCTTACCGGCGCGGTCGCGCCCGGGGCGGCGTTTTTTGAACCCTCCCCCCGGGTCCTCTCACGTAATTCCTTCTTGGCAAAGTACTCATCGACCTTCCGCCGGTCATCCTTCCCCTTGCGCGTGTTGCACGAAACACACAAGGCTTGATAATGATCTGTATCGAGATCGAACCGTCCGTACAGGTCCAGCATGATCTCAGCCGGGGTGTCGCGGTGATCGGTGACCGCCGCGGCATCCCCGCAGATGACGCACAATGGATGCTCGGCCAGGAACCGCTTGGAGAACTCACGCCAGCGCGAGTCGTACCCGCGTGCCTGGGAGCTCGGCCGATCGTCGGCGCTGTCCGAGAAGCCCCTCGCGTGCCGCCTCGTGCACTGGTCGCAGTATCCGCTCCTGTTATGGTGGAAGTTCGGGCACCCGAACGTCTTGCACATCCTCTTCATCGTCTCCCCTTCCTGATCTCGGGCACCAGGGCCTCGATCGCCACACGCACACGCGCCGGAAGCTCCAGCCATCCATCGGTCATGGAGAACCGCGCGATATCATGCCGCGCCACCCTCCGCCGCTCGGCGGCGAGCGCGCGCCCGGGCCGACGTCTTCCACCCTCCAGGCCGCGTCTATCGGCGTCATTCATCGGACGCTCCGTCGTGGTGGCTCCTCACCATACCCGGCCTCATCCAGGTTCGACAGGTCCTCCTTCAGCCGGGAGAACTCGAAGCCGTCCTGGAATATCAGGTAGCGGTCCTGGAACGTCGACAGCCTGGTCATCACCGACCCGGGATGCATGCCGACCTTTCCCGCGATCTCCTTCGCCGTGATCTTGCGCGGCCAGAAGGGGATGGACTCCGCTATGCTCCTGTTCAGATCGGTGAGATCGTCATGCCGCACATGCCACCTGATGGGGGTCTGCACCCGTGAGGTGACCCTGCTCCCCCCAAGACTGATGATCCTTCCATCCATCATACCGCCTCCTTCGCCCGCGGGACACCGGAGCCATGGCCGTACCGCCGCCAGGCGGTGACCAGGCACTCGGTGGTGAGCTTCCTCAGGATCGCGTCATCGAAGTAATTGGTGAAATCGGCCGGGTTCAGGTTGGTCGCGACGATCGTGCGGCTCATGCCGTTGTGGCGGTTGGTGATGATCTCCCCGAGGATCCTGGTCTCGTGCTCGGTCCACGCAGACCGGCCGATCTCATCGATCCCCAGGACATCGACATCCGAGTACCGCGCGATCACCTGGCTTTCGGTCATACAGTCCTTTCGGCCCAGGTAGGTCTCCCGTATCTGCCGGTAGATCACCGGCTCGGAGACATACAGCGCGCTATGGCTCAGCCGGACCGCCTCCTTCAGCGTCGCCACCATCAGGTGCGTCTTTCCCCGCTCGGTGGGACCGCAGAGCGCCACCGCCGACACCGTGCCGCTGGCAAGGGCCTTGCAACGCTCCACCGTCCTGGCCATCGCATCGCCGTCGCTGATGAAGCTGTCGAACGAGCATTCGGCGAACCGCGGAGCCACCCCGATGCTCCTGGTCATCTCAAGCAGGCGGTGCCGCGCGAAACCGCTGGCGATCTCCAACCGGTCCAGATCATCACGGCAGGCATGGCATCCCATCTCGCCCGATACCGACTCCACCCCGTCGTACACGTAGCCGTACACCCGGGCCTCGTATGGGCCATGCTTCGGACATACCCGGGGAACCGTCCTCAGCAGTCCGATCGCATCCGATCCTGGAACCATCCTCCGTAGGAAATCGTTCATTGTCAGGCCTCCTTGCCGTGGCTTTTGAAATACTCCTGCCAGTCGGCCTCGTTCGCCAGGCGGCGTTGCGACGGTTTGTTCAGGTTCGTGCTGAACCTGGTCTGGCCTTGGAACCGCTCGGGAAACAGCCCCCGGTACCCGGCCTCGATCGACTGCCTGATGCAGGCCACCCGCTCGCGATCGCCAGGCAGCGTCGAGAGCTTCTCGATGGCGAGATCGACGGCCCGCTGCGTCATCGGGTTCCTGGTCTCCCGTCGGAACGCTATGAAATCACCAAGTGCCTCGCGGTAGATTCCCTGGATAACCTGGGGGATGGTTGGATCGTCGGTTTTCCGTCCCTTGGAGACCGGATTGCCGCTTTGGGGGATAATAGGGGGTATTATGTGTCTTGTGATTGTATCTTGTGTATGTATCATTTGTTCGGACAGATTTGTCAAACGGTCCGTCATTTCTGTCAAACCGTTTGACAGTTCTGTCGCACCCTCAGACCCTGAATCCCCACCGTTGGACACTTCTGACCGACCCTCGGGAGCGTCCTGGGAACCGGATGAAACCAAAACCACCCCGGAGCTCCCGACAATACCCCCCTCGGCGAAGACTCCACCCTCAGGATGGGTGATACCATGTGACAATTCTGTCAGACCATCGGCGCGCTCTTTCGCCGCCTGGGTGGCCATGGCGGCCACATCGTCTATGAGCGACATGTACACGTTCTCCCGAAGCCGGAAATACGAGTACACCCCGCCCTCGCGGACTATGCGGCGCTCCATCACCCCAGCTGCCTCAAGCCGGTCAAAACGCCTGGACACCGTCCGTTGGGACCCTCCGACAACCGGAAGATCATCAAGTACCCCCGAGAAGTTCACCCAGGTGAAGGTGCGGCCGTCTATCACCATCGACCGCATCCGGCCGGTGGCCTGGTACTCCACAAACCACCTCAGTAGCATCGCCTCGTCCATGCCGAGGCCGAGCTGCAGCAGCCTCCGCTGGCTGTATCCAAGTATGCTGAATCTCATTGCCTGACCTCCTGGAACAGCGATGGCTGCGGATCCACCGGTTTCCTGCCGCTATCGGCCACCGCGGGCGCGGGGACGATGGGAAGCCGCTTGAGGTACTCGCTTTTTCCGCTTGAGCTCTCCATGCCGCACATGCCCTTCACCTCGCGGTAGCGCCTCGCCACCGTCTCCTGCAGCGGTTTGCCCGCATAGGCGTGGGCCTTCAGCTCGGTGAGGGTGTCGTTGTAGATCTGGTATCCGAGCACGATCTGCCCGGGATAGTACCGCGAGCACACGTTCACCACAGCCTGTCTGATGCTGATCATCCTTCATTCCTCCAGTGCCTATCCCGTCCAGTATCAGAACGGGATGTCGTCGTCGAAATTTTCAGGTCCCGGTCCCTGGTATCCGGAATTCCTTCCCGGAGGGGGATCGAACCCCTGGCGGCCGCGTTGGTCACCCTTGAAACCCCGGTCATCGAAACTCTCCTGCCGTGCCTGACTATGGCCCTTGTCCTGGCGCGGTGAATCGCGCTTACCCGTATCCTGCCTGGGGCTCATCTGGCTGCTGCGATCGCGCTGGCCATTGCCACCGCCACCTTCATTGGAGCCTCCGCTCTGGCTTCCGCCCAGAAGGGCGATCGAGCCAACCACCACGGTGATCCGTGTCTTGGTCTGCCCGTCCTGATCCCAGCGGTCCTGACGCAGCTCGCCGCTGACGGCCACCTGGCGGCCCTTGACCAGGTACTGCTCCAGATTCGTCGCGCTCTTGCCGAACAGGATGCAGTCGATGAATGAGGCGGTCTGCTCCCATTGGTCGCCGCGCTTGCGGCTTCCATTGACCGCGATAGAAAGCCTGCCCACGGGCGCGCCATTGCGGGAGTACTTGATCTCCATATCCCGCGTCAGCCTCCCGGTGATCGATACCACATTGATGTCGTTCATCATTCCTCCCATACCTTACAGATCTCCCTTGCCGGTGGTATGATTGATTAACCAAAAACAAATCGCCAGCACGGCAAAGGAGAAAATCACATACAATCTCAATCAAGCCGCTGGCAGATCGCGCTACGGCCCCTGTCATGCCCCTGCGAGTAGATCCAGTACGCGGACCCGTCCTGGAGCGCGAGTTGCGACATGGTCTGCCTCCTGCTGTCCTTGCGCACCCCGGAAATGCGCGAGTCCGCGAAATCGTCCACCTCTTTGGGTACGATCACCATCAGGGTCTTGGACTGCTCAGAGAGGCGGCTATCGATACCTCCCAGGAATCCGTCGATAAACACGTCGTACACCCCGGTGGTGGTCCGCTTCGGATACTGCCTGCGGTATTCCCGGACCGCGGCCCTGGCATACCGATCCCCCATGCCATATAGATGCGAATGGACGCTGATGACGATCTCCACATCGCTGGCCGCACCGAAGAACACCGGCCTGGTCCCGCGGATCGCGCTCCTGCAGCGAAATGCGCCCGCGAGTATTCCCGCGAGCCGGTACCGCCAGAAACGCCCCTCCGATAGTGTTGAACATGCGTTTATTATCCGGGATTCCTCCTCGGTCAAGACTACGCCGTACTTGACCATCAGCCGCTGGGCGGCCAATGCGGCGGCCTCGGCTTCGGCCGGGTTCGCGTTACCCTCAGCCAGCTTCAGCAGCTTCCTCACTCTTTCAGCGACATTCATGACAGGCTTCCTCTCGCATCAAGCGACGCACGATCCGTCCTCGCGCCACCTTTCAGATGCCACGCCATGATCCGCTTCTGGTCCTCGAACCCAAGGCCTTCCCAATGGCCTCCACCATCCTTGGCGAATATCACGCTGCCATCCAGGCCGGACGGACCGGCGATCATCACCACCCCGGGTACCGGGTAGTCGTAGGATTTGACGTCGGCCGCTCCACCCAGGAGCTTCTCCACGTTTTCCCTCACGTTTCGGATCTCCATCAGATCCGGGGTGATCTGCCTTGGATGGCGGATCATGACGGTGATTGTATAGGCACCCATCGCGCACTTCCTTCGATCGTGGGAACCGATCGGTGATATAAGGGCCGCCTACGCGGCCTGATCGTCCATCGCCGGAGGAGGAGAATTGAACCCCTCCACATGCTGCTTGAACCGTCTCTCCTGGGCTTCCCAATACACAGGATCGATCTCACAGCCCTCGAATCCGAACCCCATGTCATGGCACGCTATGCGAAGCGATCCCGACCCCACATGCGAGTCGAAGACTGTCGCGCCCTGCAGCGCATACCTGCCCAGCAGCCACTTGTACAGGGACACCGGCTTCTGCGTAGGGTGTATCCTCGGGTTCTTCCTGCTCCCGTTGGGCACCGCGCTGAAGATCTTCGCGTTCGAGTTGAAGCTGCACCATGCGTATTCTCCCATAGCCATGGAGAAGTTCTCGCTGATGGTCGGCTTCCTCCACACCACGAAGCACCGCGTCGGGGGGAGCCCGAAATAGTTGCCGCCCCAGATGATCTGGTTCTCCGATATCCGAAACAGCTCCTCGAAATACTCCGGGCCCGGGGCGAAATCCCAGTGTGAGATGTCGTTGCCCGCCTTCCCGTCCTCCGAACCATATTTTTTCATCCAGATCCCGCCGGAGCGGTGGACCTTGATGACCGGACTGTCGACCGTGGCAACGGTGTCACCGTCGGTGATGTGGTAGCGGTCGAACCGTCCTCCGAACCTGCTCCTGGATTTTCCAGCCCAGGAAGCCTTTCCTCCCCCGCCATATGGGGGATCCACAATAGCCAGTGCGTAATGCTTGTCAGGAATCCCCTTCATGAATTCCATGCAGTCGCACAGATGAACCTCGTTTATCACTTGCCTGTCCTTCGGGGCCATGCCCCATTGCTTCCCGCTGCGCATCGGACTCCGTCCGACTCAAGCCATAGTACGGATCGGGGGCGCACTCGAATCAGAGGGCGCCACCGCGATCACCAAAGGAAAAGAACAATAGACTACCACCTCCTTGAAATCCCCCGCCGGGGGCGGCCCACCGGCCGCGGGCTCCACATACCCATGGCCTGGTGGCTTTGTGAATCTATCCGGTATCCGGTTGGATCCACCTCCATGACCGCCCCCGCGGGTTGTCTTAAAAAACAATCGATACGATTTTCAAAAACTCCTCCGGCTGTGGTATGCTTGGTATTGCGAACAACAAGGCCGACAGGCCGAAGGAGTGATCTACCTATGAATGGATTGAAATGTCCAAATCAGAACTGCCCGTCAAACAAACAACCCCCCTATGAACCGTTCTCTCTTGGCTACAATGTCATCGGGGGACCGGCTGAACCGAACACGGCATTCGTTGTCTGGTTCTGCAAGTGCTGCGGCACGGTCATCTCGATAACGGCAGCCAAGCAGAGTTAACCTTCCGCGCTCCTTACATACACAAACCTCTCATTCCCCACAGCATCCCTGATGGTTTCCCGATGGAAGGCAGGATCGTTGGCGTGTGATCTCTCCAGTACGAATCCCAGGTCCCCCTTGTCACGGGTGACCACATCCACCTTGAATCCATCCAGCTTCAGAGAAAAGGAAAGCTCCGGACTCTCCCTTTGAGCTGGGTCCTTGTATTCGATGACGCACAGGTTGGATCGGATACCCTGCCTTCCACAGATGGCGCCCCTATTGATCTGGTTGAATAGGTTGACGAAATAATCGGCAACCTCCTGGGGAGGAGTGAATCCAACACCTGCGAGATTGATTGCGGGGACATCGAGCGTCAGGAGCTTCGTGTCGGCGCAACCTGCGAACTCATCAATCACGACTTTCATGAAATCCTCCATCGTCATCCCACAGGGGAATATCAGCCCTCGACCTCAATCAATTCGCTGTACCGCTGCCGGGGTGTCTCGATGGGGGGAACCTTGCGGGCCTCCATCCATTTGTCGATCTCAAGCCGGTCGAACAGAACGCAGGCGCCCTGCTTGATGTGCGGTATCTGCCTGAGATGGACATACCGCCTTACGGTGTTCGCTGACAACGTCGTGTACGCGGCGCAATCCCTGGTCCGCATGTATCTACGTACTTCCATGGTTGATCCTCCTGGCTTCGAGCCATTTCTCAAATTCCTTATCGTCAATGCGCCATACGGTTCCGACCCGGTAGGCCGGTAGTCCCTGGAAGTGGATCCAGTGGATAACCGTCCTTCGGTTCACCCTCAAGCGCTTTGAGGCGTCAGTGATTGATATGAGCATCTAGAAATTCCCCTGAACTGGTTTTATCAAGATTTGGCATCGCTGAATTCAAAAAGAAATCCAATGCCTGCTCATAGATATCCTGTAAGGGTTTCCCAGAGAGGGCGCGATATAAATCAGCTTTTCGCTTTGTTTCCAAGCTGATCCAAGCTCCAATCTTAAATTTATCACCATTTGATTTGCTCATGTAGACACAATAACACTATATAGTGATATTTACAATAGAAGATTATAAGTTTATTCTTTTATATCACTGTTTAGTGAATACCATATATATAGGGAGTATTGTATGATTATTATGATAGAATTTTGGGATCGTTTTGAATCACAAATAAAAACATTATCTCTAACCAAAAAAGAGGTTGCTGCACTAGCTGGTATAAATTATGGAACCTTTGTCAACTATGCCACAAATAACAGAATCCCAAAGACAGAAGAAGCCATAAAGATCGCTCGCGCAATAGGGACTAGTGTTGAATATCTAGTATTTGGTGAAGAATCAGATATTGACCAAGAAGAATTAAATTTTAAGAAGGTCGATACTACACCATCTCCTATCCATACCATGAATGGGTGCGTCACCCCCAATAAAGAGGAACCAACCATTTTGATACCACTCGCCCCGCAGAAGATAGCAGCCGGGCAGGGGGAGGAGTTCCTTCCACCGTCTGAATACCTGGGATATGTCCGGATCCTGGAACGCATGGCCAGGGGTATCGACCCTCTTTCCTTGATGGCCGTCACAGTCAAGGGCGATTCCATGACCGGGGTGCAGATATTCGAGGGGGATGTGGTGATATTCGCCCGGGACCATATCAGCGAGAACGGGATATACATCATCTCTCTTTACGGGGATCTGAAGGTGAAGAGGCTAGAGTTCCGATCGGGGGAGCAGCAGATATTCATCCATAGCGAGAACTCGAGGTATACAATGGAGGTCGTCTCCATGGATAGTGAGAATCTACAGATCCTGGGGAAGGTCGTGGGGTGGATACATTGTCATCCTTATTAAATAATAGCTTTTACTATTGTGGGTATTGGTTATTATAAGCAACGATGACTTTCTCTGGCAAATTAACTAACAACAGCTTTCTTAGATCACCAGGTTCAATTTTCTGAAGGCCTCCGGCATAAACTCTTGTTTGATTAGATATATTTTTTTTTGCCGAATCATTTAAAATATCTATAATTTTATTATATAATGTCTGATCAGAAGTAAGCAAATCAGCTAGCCACTTTTTAGGATATAAAAGTAAGTAAGTATTTAAAGCTATTGCTCTTGATTTATTTTGTATAAAATATAAAGGAGGTAAATTACTTTTATTCCTACCCATATACGTTAGTAAAAATGGAGGGACTTCCCTCGTTTCTTGTTTATACCAAGGTCGTCTGGATTTTATCAGAGTTCTATCAATTATTGGCTTCTCATTATTGGTGCTTATTTTCGCTTCTTGCAGATAATCGTAGAATTGTGGATAATTTTTCAATATTTCTGCTTCATCTAATTCACAATCAATTACAACAAGCTGCGGGTTAACCTTTGGATATCCATCATCATCAGATTCAACAATTAAAGATTTCAAATACCTTGCTTTAGGTAATATTGGTTTTAATGCTATCTCTGGAATCGCTCTCATTTTTGCTTCCGAACGTTGCATAACAAAAAATGAATTGGCTCCTGTTGCTATTCCTCTCGATATATTAAAAAGGTCATCAAATTTTATGATTTTCTTATTTGGAGACAATAGGTATGGCTTATCGATATTAAACAACTTTCGCCAATTATTAAAATCATTTTTAAATTCTTCAAGCATTACCTCCTTAGTAAAATTTGGCTTAATGATTGAGTCCCCATAAGTAATTTTTATTTTTTCAGACTCTCTTGGAATCCTCTTTCTAAATGTTATTATTGTTGTTGAAATGTTTATAGTAACAAATTGTGGCTTACTATCATCATAGACATGTATGCTAATCAATTGTACCTTATTCGTTAAATACTGCCGAATAGCTTCACCATACCTAGTCTGAAGAAAGAAACTGGGTAATAACCATACTCCAATCCCATCTTGACTTAACCATTTATCCATGATCAATAGATGATAAACAAATAGACCAGCATCGCCTTTGACGTTTATATCCATCTGTCTTTCCACGAGTCTTTGGATCTGTTTCTTATATTCTTGAGGAATATGATCATGGCGATTGTAAGGAGGGTTAACTAGCATCAGGTTTCGCTGTGAGCCTAAAACAGTCTTTGGTGAAAGAGCGTCTCCATAGATTACTGACAATCCAAGATGCTTGCATCGGCTATAAGCTTCTTTAGCCATATTGACATCAATATCAATGCCTACAGCAGAACTAATTTTATAATTTTTATTCTCTCTTTTATTGACTTCTTCGATCTCATCTTTCAAGCTCAAGAATAGAGCTCCAGTCCCGACGGCAGAATCACCAAAATCAATCTTCCTAGTATCATCCCCAAAAGCTTCAATTGCACAAATTGCCATATCTTTGGCATACTCTGGTGGTGTCACATAGATAGCGTCTTCAACCGGTTTTTCCACCATATGTTCTGGTATTAGATTAGAAAATAAGTTTGGCTGTTCATCACTTTTCTCAAATTCATTATTACTCTGATCATAAAATTTTGCTTTAAAACCACTTCCATTATCTGTATATTCAGATTTAATATCAATTATTTCTTCATGTTCTCTCAAATATTCTTTGACTTTAAGCAATATTCTCTTTATTAATAATAATTTATCCGTATTGGTATTCAATGATTCCAGGGGAAGAAGATCCTCATTTATGAAAACACTAGAAAACAGAGTCGAATAATCTGAAGTTGTACTTTCTATTTTCACGCCAATTTTGTTTTTTGTTAGTCGTAATGGTGGGATAAAAGGTATTCTAAAATACCAATTAATTGTTTCTAGGCATGCGGATAATTCCTTTGCATATTCAATATCAGCACCCTCATAAAGTGTGATATGCAATCTACTATATGGATAGTCTGGTTTATACTCGATTGCTCCCATTTCTTCGGACTCACATCTAATAAAAACAACATAAGGAGGCTTATCATTTTTGAGATTAAAGCTTTCTGGTTCTATCAAATCCAGATATGTTATCTTTTTTTCTTCAATGTAAGCTAGTTTCTCGTTGAATCCATCAAAAGTTCTAATTGTTATATGAGCAACAGACTTACTATTTGGTTTACTAATAAGCTTAATCAATGAAAGACAATTCTCAATGTATCCGTTGTTATTTAAAAATAGGGCATAATAATTCATAAGTATCCTATATTATCACTTTAGTAGACATCAGATCTATCACGCAAGTTTGTATTATTTTTTGCCACTAACCCCATTAAATCATGAATAACAATTTGATGGAATTTCTGAGCTTGCATCCATGCCATCTGTTTATTACTACCTTGATTCCACCAAGTAGGATCTTCTTGCCTTAAACGTAAAAACCATTCATATTCCACCTTTATTTTATCGATAGTTGATTTTAACTCATCAGTATGTTCGCTAAAGATTGTTGGAATCTTTTCCAACCGCTCAAAAGGCGTCATGTTTATACAATCCATAACATAAGCTGGTGTAACTTTATTCTTATACATACAGGCAAGCATCGAGAAACAAGTAATTAATCTAGCATACTTTAATTTTAATCGTTTCCAATATTTCTTATTCTCTTCGTCAGCTTCATCACGACGATATTCATAATTTAAGGTTAAAGTATACCAGTATCGTAGAATATCATTCATTAGGTAAAGTGGAAAGAATTCCTCACTGTGTTCATCATAGTCAATAAAATATTTATTTACTACTTCTTTAACCAATTGATTATAGGCCAAAATGTTAAATATTGGCTTGCTCTCAAGCATTAATAGCATTCTTGCTGTAAAGCTATTATTATAATCCTCCTCTCTGCTTCCGATATCTAAAAGATTATGTTTTGAAATAAAGTCCCAATAATGTCCATTTTTGCTTGGCTCTTTGTACTTCAGAACTTTAGAAATTTCATAAACCTTAGAAAAAAAACAATATTTATCAAGTTTGAATTCACTTATTTTTCTAAATTCATCGGAACTCATCATTATAAAGAATAAATCTAAGTCCGAATCATGCGACATTTCAAACCGCCCTAAAGAGCCACACACAAAAATACAAATATTATACCTAGTACATAGGGATTTCCCCAATTCCATTTTAAGAATTTCAATTTTATTTATTGATTCTTGTTTTAATTCATCCATTAAAAGACTCATAATTATCTCCCAAAAGACTCTAATTTTTTTTTATCGTTTTCTTCCAATATTCAATATTTTTCCGTTGGACCCTTTCCAATTCAGCACTGTATTGAAAAATTTTCTCTTTATCTAAACGACCTGCTAATGCATCAAGAATAAAATTATCCCTTATAATATTTAACTCTATATGAATAACGACATTTCGCATCCAATATTCTTCATAATTAAAATAAGAAGAAACCGCGGTAGTAAAAGTTATTAACGAGCTTATAATAAGGCCAAGAATGATCTGGTAATTTATATCTATTGTATCCTTCAGGCCAAGAATGATAGTACTTGCCATCGCTAGAGACAATATAAGGATTTTAAGAAATCTTACAATTCTTCCAAATTTCTTATCTTGAGAACAAAAATAATTATGATATTTTATAATTAAATCAAATACACCTTTCGCCTCACTATCTAAATCCTTATACCAAATCTGCATAGTATATTTATCTACATTACTTAATATATTCTTTAGTCGCATTAGTATAAACCTCAATAATCAACAATAATTTTATAGTCTCTCCAGTATCACAGGCTTTATCATTTCAAGTCAATAAAAATTTTCAGAATTATATTGTAGAATCAATTTTCAGATAATTGCAAAATTTGTCAGCTAATAATCGCCCTTTTCAACGGGCTGAAATTTCGTATTCAAGTCTATTCTAAATTCTCCTCATTGTATTAACCTTGAAGATCTCTTATTATTGTTTTCAACGCTATAAACCGGGGATTCAAACATGGAACACTGGATGGAATTAATACCTGAGCATGTTCGGGAGAAATATGAGCTTCATAATTACAACAGCGCCGTGGAGATTCTTTACCAGGCATATCCAGAACATTTCCATAACATTATGGATGCCCTCTCTCATTTCTCGATCTCCATTCAGGATATACTCCAATCAGGAGGAAACGAGTCTGAAGTCCCCAAAAAGCTTGCTAGTGTCATGAACCCTCAAGGTTGGACAGAAACCAAGATTTCCGGAGATTTGCTTGTGACCCTCCAAAAAAGAAAGCACCAGAATGATGGCTTCGATTTGAATGAGATTCGCATTGAGGATTTCATCGACGGCCACAATATCGATTTTGTCAAAGACAAAGTGGCTGTTGATATTGAATGGAATAGCAAGGATCAGACGTTTGACAGAGATCTTTTTGCGTTCAGAACCTTCTATGAATGTGGTATCATTGCCTGTGGGGTGATAATAACCAGGAGCGCTGAATTGAATCCAGTATTTGCTAGTTTGGGAAGTTCGATCAGAAAGAAATACGGAGCAAGCACCACTTGGATGGGAAAACTGACTTCAAGGCTGCAATCAAGGAGACATGGTGGTTGCCCTTTGCTCGTAGTAGGAATCACACCAAGAACGATTATCGACCACCAGGGAGTTCAAACCAATTGATGCCAGAAATGAAAGAGCAATACCACATAGAACACGATCTGATCTCATTCTGCGAAGGTCGGAAATATAAAACGATCCTCGCCGATCCCCCCTGGCAATTCCAAAATAGAACTGGGAAGATGGCCCCGGAACACAAGAGACTGAACCGATACTCGACAATGACTCTTGATGAGATCAAGGCCCTGCCGGTGAATGATATCGCCGACGATCAGAGCCACCTGTATCTTTGGGTTCCCAACGCGCTCCTTCCAGAAGGACTTGCGGTGATGAAGGCCTGGGGGTTTAATTATAAAACCAATGTGGTCTGGGAAAAAATCAGGAAAGACGGCCAACCCGATGGTCGTGGTGTAGGTTTCTATTTCCGTAATGTGACAGAGATTCTTCTTTTCGGGATCAAGGGCAACAACAACCGGACCTTACAACCTGGAAGAACTCAAGTAAATTTAATCCGGACTATGAAACGGGAGCATTCTCGGAAACCTGATGAATTTATCTCACTTGTTGAGAGCTGCAGCAACCCGCCATATATTGAGCTTTTCGCTCGGGGAGAACGTGAGGGGTGGACGCTTTGGGGAGATCAAGCCAATGAAGCATATGCTCCTGATTGGCCGACGTATAAGAATTGCACACACTAGTCAAGAAGATCTTTCGATTCGCTCAGCATTTTGAAATTTGCTTTATAAAAATTGCAAAAGTTTTGTTGTACGGAACAGCGGTCTTGTATAGCGTAACCACGGTCTTATTTGCGCGGAAAATTCATCTGGCTTCCCACGCTAAAGGATTCTGATATGAATTACTCACTTTCATAAGGTTATAACTGGCAAATATTTCTTGAAAAAATTAATAATTCATTTCCAGCTTTAGTCGCTCCAGCGCTATAGTTTAATAGGATTTTTTCCTTTGTATATTGCTGGTATAGTTCATGTATAAGTTCGCAATCGTCATATGTAAGTATCCATTTGAAGGGTAGTGTCCGAATTACATTTGATAGTTCAGCATGGTCACTTTCAGTATAAAAATTTTCATACAAAAAGGCTCCCTTCTTTACATACGGAGGATCAATATTCAGTAGCGTATTATCGATCTCATATTTATTAATTGTTTTTGCTAAAAAAACAGATGCGTCTTGATTGTATAATTCTATATCTTCTCTATGTTTGCCAATGATTTTTATTCGATCAATAAGATTTTTTTTTGAAAACCTAGCATCAATTTTATAATTCCCGATTTGATCAAAACCACCTATCGGACCTCCTTGTATAATCCCTGATACATTGGTCCTATTAAGGAAAAAAGTAGCGAATCCAACTTCCAGCACTGAATAATGGCTGGGATTTTTGTAGAATGTCTTTTGGATTTGCCATGTATTAATGTTTACTTCAGAATCTTGAATAAGCTCTATGAAATCATCTGTAGAATCAATACACGATTTCCAGAAACAATAAATATGATAATCGAAATCATTGAGAACAATCTTTGAGACTTTTTTATTATGCAGCAGTTTGAGAGCCAATCCGGCCCCACCCGCAAACGGTTCAATATATATCCCATTTGTTGTATGCCTCTCAATAATTGGTGTAACTGTATTGTATAATACTGACTTTCCACCAGGATATCTCAACGGGGATAGGAAAGAGGCCATGCTTTTCTCCTTTCTACATCAATCTATCACTGAATTCATTATAAAGGTATAGTTAAAAAATAGGATTACGCGATTAAATAATTTATTAATGCCAATAGTCCCCCCTTGGGCAAACTCAATAATTTATCTGTTGAAATGATGTAGTTGCTTGGATCATGTATAACCCAGTTAAGAGGAGCGGCTGTAGATTTGTAGTCTGAGAAATTATCATACAAATAATCTCGGATTTGAGAATCAGAAATAAAGTTTGCTGCACTTGATCTATTTGTGTACGTATTGATTATTTCACTTAATTTTAGTTCTTTCCCGTGGGATATCTGATCCCATATATTTTTACCTGTATTTAGAGTATTGTGAGTTTTTGAATAGTATTTAAAGGATTGTTCAAGAAGACATCTTGTCAAGTATGCTCCGCAAACTGGCAGGTCTGCAATTAAACGTCGTTGAGAGAAGATTGAAATCTCCCTGCAAAGCCGTAATAATCCATGGCATAGTTGATTTGTTGGATCCAGATGGGAAGAATCAAGACCAGCAAAAAAATATGGTAGTTGTCTACTAGTGGTTTTGGGCGGAGGACTATTGGATCCAGGAGAGTATGGAGGAGCTGAGCTGTCGTCTGCTTCGGTTGTACTTGTATAATCTGCTGGAGGATCAGGTTGCATGTCTTGGCTTGGGCTTTTATCTTGCGTTTCTGCTGATGATTGATTCTCGTTGGACTTACTTAATTCTGGAATTATATCTCTAAGTAGAGCGATGATATCAACATCCATTATTGAGGACCTTGTATTCAACGTGTTGTCAATAAATGCTTTTCGTGTGAACTCAGTAATTAACTTATCTAATCTTTCTTTTGTTATATACTTTGTATTTGAAACGAGATTAAAGTCCTCGTCAAATGAAAGATTTAACAATGATGTTGCCTCTTTAGTCCTGAAAATTCGGATTAGCTTATCAGGTTCTATGGTGAGTAATGTCAATTTTTCTCGTTCGTTTTTACTCCATGTATTGGAGGAAATCCCCCGATCTAGAATTTTATAATTGCAGATAAACCTTTTCGTATCGGAAGGTGATAACATCAAAATATCAGCGATCTCACGGGCAGATTTACCTTGTAGATAATAATCATATGAAATTCTCCATTTGGATACCGATGACCATTGCCTAACACCTTCTATATGGCGTGCTGCAAGATACGGCATGGCTCTCTCTCGCGAATCCACTAAATCAACGGGGATGGAGGAAATTTCATCGACTAGAGCTGTGTTCGGATACGGAAAGAGTCTATCATAAGCCCTTGGCACTAGGCTCCTGTCAAGGAACATTTGATATATAGCTGTACGCCTATTTCCCTCAAGAACTATATTTTGGTTATTCTCCGTAACAACAACAAGTCTCTCTCCTGGGAGTAGCACACCCATATCGTTGATTTTTTTAGCTAAAGAAAGAAGATCTTCATTCAACAGCATATATTCACGTATGTCTTCCTGACTTGAACTGACGGTCACTTTAAAACGAGGATTTTTCTCATCGAGTTTTAAATTTAAAGGGGAGAGCGTTGTAGTTTGAAACATTCAAATATTCTCCATTATATAGCTGGATGTGTAGTTATACAGCCATTATTTTTCACCATGAATGATATAAAGTCAATTAATTTATTTTAATGTAATGAATTTTAGTGCTAAATAATAAATAGATTACACTTGTGAAATTCATTGGTTGAGAAACCGCTAAAAATCTAGCAGCTTTTTGTGGCAAGAGACTCTAGACTTCCAATCCTTAGGTAAGGAAAATCATCAAAATATAATTAAAAATTGTTTGGTTCTGGATAATGCTATCAATGCCCGTCGGAAGGTTTCTATAAAAGAGATCCTCGAGGAACTGTGTTTAATACGCAATATAGTGATGACCTTTCTTCCTTTCACATCATATAGCAGTCTCCTATTGTATCAAAAAAATTCAAGACTATATATTTGAATAAACTTTGATTTTCTTATATTGACCATGGTGCTTTAACTATTTTTCCAAAACACCATATCTATACATCTGTTCAGGAGTCTCACGGAAAAAGTGATACAAAAAGTGATACCAAAGCCGATCTCAAAAGGGTACCACCCTTGATTAGGAGTGTGATACTATCTCTATGCTTTATAGTATTTAAGTATCATCCGATACCCTTTATTGTTCCAGCGGTAGCCGTCTCCTAAAAAAGGGGTTGCTCCACTATCATAGATAATAGCTGCAAGTACTTTCTCGAGATATTCCTCCTCTATATGTAAAAATTCTTATCTTGTGAGTATCGGGTTATATTAATTCTGGTGATCTCAGCTTTCTTCCAAAATCAATGAACTTAACACCTGTTTAGCGGTCTAGAAAAAAAAAGTGATAGCAAATGTGATAGAAAAACCATATATTATATATGAATAACCATGATCTATAATATAAATCTATTTCTATATATAGAAAGCTTTTTATATATATTCTTACCATGTATATTATTGCTCTTTTCGCATTGACATGGTAGAAGTCGTTGGTTCAAACCCAATCAATCCCAAAAGGCAACTAACTACAATATATAGAGTTAGTTGCCTTTTTTTGTCAACTTGAAATAGTAGTGATTTTTTTTGCCGAATTTCTGTCCACAATCCAAGTCCCCTGTGGTTTCAGTTCCCGGGAAGCCTCCGAAAAAGTACTGGTTTTAAAGAATTCCTTAGGAAAACCTTCAAAATAGATGCCTTAAAGAGGTATGGGAAATGCTGAAAAGCCTTTTTTCGGAGCTCTCCCTGGAACCAAAACCAATGAAGCAACCGCATTCACGAAGCATCACCTTGCAGGTACCGGCGTCGTTGAAATCAGTGTCACCGACCATGATCACCCGCTCGGGGCTATACTGCTCCAA